TTAAGGGGGCTACAACCTTCAGCAACTCTGACTACTACATTCTCACTGGTGGGTTTGGTTCAGTCAGTAAGAAACAAGATGCTTCAGCAGACTTCTTCCTAGAGGTTCGTGAGGCGGGTGGTGTCTTTATTCAACGTGCAGCTATTAGTGCAGCTTCTGGTGGCCCTTGGAACGTAGAATTAGACCCTGCTGTTATCATACCAAAGAATGCTGATGTTCGTATCACTGCTGATGCAAGTTCAAACAACACTGTCGTATTTGGTGTATTTAAAGGTTACTTAGCAAAGGTTACTGGTTAATGCCTAAGACTGCCCTAAAGAATAAAATGGAAGCCCATAACAAGAAGTCCAAGCATAAAGTAACTATGCGGATGTTGGAGCAAGTATATGATCGTGGTGTTGGAGCCTATCGGACGAACCCTAGTTCTGTACGCCCTAATGTTAAGTCCCCTGAACAATGGGCTATGGCTCGTGTTAATAGCTTCCTACGGATTGTTAGTGGCTCTAAGTCTGCTAACCATGATAAAGACCTTCTTCCCTCATCTCATCCGTCTTCCAGCAAGAAGAAGATGCTAAAGGCACAATATGCTAATGATGTCTTTACGACAGAGATGGAAGCCCGTAGTCGTTCTATGGATATGGGATTAGGTGGTACAATTCACGTACATGAGTATAATGGTCAGGCGGTCTATATGCCAGCTATTAATCACGACGAGTATTTGGACTATTATGAAGACCTAGCAGAACGCAATGCAGAGCTTGCAGGGGCAGAATACCCAGAAGAGGAAGAAGGCCACTCAGTGGATCGCTTAGAGGCTCTCAGGGTCATCGTACAAGAGATCATGAAAGAAGAATTTGCTAAGGCTGAATACCAAGGCGAAAAAGTAACTTTAAACAAGCCTCGCCGTATTCAAGGTGGCAACAAAAAGTTTGAAGTGTTCGTGCAAGATGGCGACAAGGTAAAACGAGTTACCTTTGGTGATCCTAACATGGAAATCCGTAGGGATAACCCAAAGGCTCGTGCTAATTTCCGTAGTCGTCATTCGTGTGATACTGCAACAGATAAGACCTCTGCTCGTTACTGGTCTTGTCGTATGTGGGAAGGAGGCACATCAGTGTCTGAACTAACAAAATCAGTCGAGGGACAAATCCTCAAGGCTGACGAAGAACAACGCATGGTCTATGGTTGGGCCTCTGTAGTAACCGAAAAGGGTGAAGCAGTAGTTGACCGCCAAGGCGATGTAATAGAACCTGACACGTTAGTACGTGCCGTAAACAAGTTTATGGAGCATGTTCGTGTAGGTAAAGAAATGCACAAAGGGGATCAGATTGGGGCGGTTATCCACTCCATGCCAGTCACTAAAGAGATTGGTGAGTCCCTTGGCATACAGAGTGACCGTGAAGGTTGGATCGTCGCATTTAAAGTTTATAATGATGACGTTTGGGCTAAGGTCAAATCTGGTGAGTTAGCGGCCTTCTCTATTGGGGGTCGTGCAATCAAGGAGGACTATAGTGCCTAATTTATTGAAACAGCTTGAACTGGATGAACTGTCTCTTGTAGATCGTCCTGCCAATGCACAGGCAATGGTCTCCTTGTTCAAGCGTGATGATTCCAATGGAGACAACATGGAACAAGAAGTAGAAAAAATGTCAGATGACCTAAAGGCAAAGCTAAAGCCATACATGGACAAAGGCATGAATGAAGAAGAAGCTATGAAGGCTTATGAAGCTGAAATGAAGAAATCTGAAGAAGTAGAAATCGACGAGCTTGACATTGTTAAAGCTGAGAACGATGCCCTTAAAATTCAGAACGAAGACCTTCGTAAAGCTCTTATTGAGAACGGCTTTGTAATTAAAGCAGACTCGATTGAGAAGAAAGCTGAACCAGAGTACATTGAGTATGAAGGTGAGCAAATCAACAAAGCTGATGTACCTGCTGTTATCTTGAAGGCACTAGAAGAAGCTGAACTAGCTAAAGCTGATGCTGAACTAACAAAACGTGCAACAGATGCTCTACCACACTTTGCAGAAGACGTAGCTAAGTCTTTGGTCGCAGAGTTCGGTGAAGTAGAAGCTGTAATGGAAGCCTTGAAAGCTGCTGATGCGACATTCGCAGAAAGCATGGAAGAGGTCGGAAAGTCAGACGCAGATGGCGAGTTCGCAACTGCTGCTGATAAAATGGAATCTCTTGTCAAAACCTATATGGAAGAGAACAAGATGAAAAAGGGTGAGTATGCTAAAGCGTATGCTGCTGTAGCTAAAACCGACGAAGGTAAAGCCCTAATCAACAAAAGCTATAAAGGGGAATAATTATGGCTGTAATGCAATCCCGTGACACACGGACATTCATTGCTGGCGAAGACCTATCGTCGGCACAATTTAAATTCGTAACACTAGAGTCAGACGGTCAGATCGACCTAGCTGACGCTGCTGGTGAAAACGCAATCGGCGTTCTTTTGAATGACCCTGCGGCAGGTGAAGCTGCAACAGTTGCTATCTCTGGTAAAGTAATGGTAACTTCTGGTGGCACTATTGCTGCTGGCGCACAAGTTCAAACAGACGCTTCTGGTGATGCTTTAACAGCAGCAGCAGGTGATGTCGTTCTAGGTTATGCTTTGGAAGCAGCGGTTGATGGTCAAGTATTTGCCATTGAGTTGATCCAAGGCGGCAACGTAGTACCAGCGTAACCAGCAATAGGAAGGATATAGAACAATGCCATTGCTAACACCAAACTCGGTACATATCGACCAGCCGTTGACTAACCTCACAATCGCATATGTACAAGATCAAGCTAACTTTATCGCTGATAAGGTTTTCCCAACAGTAGGCGTAGACAAACAGTCTGACAAATACTACATCTATGACCGTGACAACATGAACCGTACAGGTGATGTTAAGGCTCTTGCACCACGCACAGAAGTCAACCGCATCGGTATGTCACTATCAAACGCATCATTCTATGCTGATGTCTACGGACTAGGTATGGACTTCGATCAGCAAACTCTTGCTAACGAAGATGCAGCACTAGACATTCGTGCAGCAGGTGCGCAGACACTAACTAACCGTCTGTTGATCCATCGTGAAGAGCAGTTCGCAACTAACTTCTTCGCAGCATCAATCTGGGGTACAGAGTACACAGGTGTTGCTAACGCAGACAACGACACAGCCGCAGAAGTCACACAGTGGTCAGATTACACAAACTCAACACCAATCGTTGACGTAACTACTGCTCGTCGTACTATGCAGCTTAAGTCTGGTGGCTTCAAGCCAAACACAATGGTTGTTGGTAAAGAAGTACGTGACATCCTAATCAACCACCCAGACATCCTAGCACGTCTGAACGGTGGTGCAACTGTCACAAACACTGCACTTATCACTAACGCTAAGTTGGCTGAAATCTTTGAGGTAGAGAACTTCTACGTCATGGAAGCAGTTAAAAACTCATCTGTAGAAGGTGTCGCAGAAAGCAACGCATTCATCGGTGGTAAAGCTGCATTGTTGGTACACTCACCTGCATCAGCAGGTTTGATGACACCAGCAGCAGGTGTAACCTTCGCATGGAACAACCTACAAGGTGTAAACAACTTGGGTGTCACTGTAGAATCATTCTCAGACGATGCTCTTAAGCGTATGCAAGTTGCTGAACATATCCAAGTTAAAATGTCCTATGACATGAAAGTCACAGGCGCAGACTTGGGTGTATTCTTCAACACTGTTGTTGCTTAATATATTCTTATTGGGGGCTGCTTCGGTGGCCCTCATATTCCCTCACCCGATGTAAGAGGCTAAAATGCTAAGACAAGAAGAAATGCCTCTTCAGTTAGACAGACCTGTATTTGTAAAAGTACCTTTTACTTCTGGTGGTCGTAAGCTGAAGAAGAACCAAGAGTTCAAGTGGAAAGAATTAAGTGTCGATGAAAAGACAGTCTTAACCTTCTACAATCAAAGATGGATTTATCACAATCCTGAATTAGAAATAGAACGTAAAGTTGGTGACGGACTAGAAGAGCTAGATGTAACTGGGTTACACGCTGTTGTAGATAACATCAACACAAAGGTTAAAGCTAAGACAAACTCGCAAGCTGACTTTGACCGTAAGAAGTGTAAGAAATCTAAGATTGCAGATAAGCAACGTGGATTGATTAGAAGCTGGCGTAGAACATACGGACAATATGAGGTAGACTAATGGCTTGGAGTTATGATGCAACTGACTTAGATACGACTACTGCATCTGGTCGTCTAAACTCCGTGCGTTTGCTTATCGGTGACACTGACACGAATGACCAACAGGTTGCTAATGAAGAAGTAACCTTTGCTTTGTCAGAGAACTCAAACAACGTATATTTAGCTGCATCATGGCTTGCCCGTACTATCTCAGGTCAATATGCTCGTAAAGTTGATGTACAATTAGATGGTGCTTTATCAGCCAAGTACAGTCAACTATCTCAACAATATTATAAACTGGCAGAACGTCTAGAATACCAAGGCAAGAAAGCTAACGCTACATTGGGTATTAAAGCAGGTGGTATTTCTATCGCCACTGTCGAATCAGTACGACAGAATACAGACCGTATTATGCCAGCATTTAGAGGTGACAGGTTCCGTAACCCACCAAATTATCGTGATGAAGTAGACTACGATTAAGGGGTCTTAGATGGCTAGTTTCAACAGCAACGACTTCTTAAAGTTGGTCAGAGATTTTGGTGAGACCTTAACCCTAACCAAGAAGACTACAGCGGGTACTTATGACCCTGCCACAGGCAGTGTTGTTGGTTCTGCTACAACAAACTACTCTTGTACTGGGTATTTCTATAACTATGAGTATGGAACAGTACCAACTGTAGATGAAGTTGTCAGGGGTAATCGTCGTTGTGTAATCTCTGCATTAGACCTCGAAGTGGAACCAGAAGATGATGACCTTATTTCTGGCAATGGTGATGACGTAAAGATACACAGAGTTACCACTATTTACTCAGCAGGGACTAAAATCTGTTACATCTGCCATGTGAGAGAGTGATGATTAAGACTACACTTAAGATCAACCCCTCTCTACGCAAGAAGTTTGATGCATTAGAGCAAAGAGCAGAAGACGCTGTAAGAGACAAACTCATAGATATAGCACAGACAGCAGTATCAGCCTCTCCAGTAGATACAGGTGCATATGTAACCTCATTTTCCTATACGGTAGGTGCTGGTCGTCCAAGAGGAAAGTCTTCAGCTAATAGACCAACAGGTCAAAATCCTCAAGCGATGCGTCAAGAAGGTTTCAGCAATCTTATGACTGATGTCAACAAGCTGAGAAACTTACTTAACACAACAAGTATTACACTAAGAAACGGCTCACCACACGCTACTGCTGTAGAGTATAAGCATGGGTATCATGTATTTGCTAAGGTAAGGAATATTCATGGCTAGTATACATAACGATATTCGTGCTGCTTTAGAGACAGAACTGTCTAACGTATCTGGACTACCTAGCATTGCATATGAGAATGTTTCTTTTGATCCGACAACAGGTACAAGCTATATCAAGTGCCAGTATGTCCCGACACTCCGTAGACCTGCTGTAAGAGGTTTAAACCCACAACAGAGATACCAAGGTGTATTTACTGTTCTTGTTTATACCCCAGAAGGTAACGGCCCAGCTACTGCTGATGATTTAGCTAACAAAGTTATAGAGGCTTTTGAGGCAACTACAGACATTAGCTTTACTAACTCGTCCGATGAGACAATCATAGTGTCCATAGATTATGCTGAGAGACAGCAAGGCTTCGTGGACAGTCCTTGGTACTATGTTCCGATTGATATCGGCTGGTACATATATAATTAATTAGGAGAATAAAATGGCCTTTGCACAGGGTTCTCGTTCCAGCCTGTCATACATTGTCGAATCAACATTCGGCACGACACCTGCTGGTAACTTTACAAACTTGCCGTTTAATACACACTCACTTAACCTAACTCGTGATCGTGTTGCAGGTAATGAAATTCAAGCTGACCGTATGACACGAGTTGACCGTCATGGTAACACTCAAGTTGGCGGTGATATCGTTGTTGACCTACGTGATGGTGACTTTGACACCTTC